ACGACCATTAATAGATACAAGACCCTTCTTACCACTGGCTTGCGCTTCTTCTACGCTCTTAAAAGAAGGAGGAGGATTAGGACCGTTGGGCAATTCCTGCACACTCAGTCCAAGCATATCAGCCGCACCACTTTTGAGCCTATCCTGTTGACGACGATACTTCCGAAGGTCTGCTTGCGTAGCTGTAATCTGGCGATTTATAGCATCTCGCTTTTCGTCATTCTCTGCAAGATTTAATTGAGACTGCAACTTACTAACAATCTCCTGTGTCTGTAAGATAGTATCATCGTAGCTATTAGCAAGCTTGATAGCTTCACCAGCACGTTTAATACCCTCATCGCTTGTAGGAGCATTTGCGTTGGTCGTACGAGCTTTCTCACCCTCAGTTTGAGCAACACGTAAAGCATTGAGTACAGGTGCAGTTTGCTGTTCAAGAGCCAATGCTCCCTCAGCTACTGCAACACGACGAGCCTCGAGCTGTGTTTCATTATCAGCGCGAGCATTATCAGCTTCACGATCTTGAATCTGAGATTCAGTATTCGCAATATCAGCTTCTGTCGCACGCTTTGTGAGCTGGTCACTTTGATCCTGACGAAGGCGATTACGCTCAGCTTCACGACCAGCATTGAATTCCTCTAGCACACTCTTACGACCTTCACCACTCAGACCACTGACAAGAATATCGCCAGGATTTTTACCGCCTTCAAGCTGTGTACGGAAATCTTGCTGTGCTCGTTGTTCTGCGTTAGCGATAGCAAAATCACCAATACCTCGACCAGCATTAGTACCATTACCAATGGCTATACCAAGATTAGCAAGCAGCTTAACAGAAGCTGGATCAGACAAAAAGTCACCCAGCTTGGACAACAAACTACCCTGTTGCTTAATCTCACTCGGCGCAAGAACTCCTGGAGGAGTCAAGTTATCATCTTCCGGAGGAACAGGTAGCATATTTGGTGGAGGAGAAGTACGCATAGCTTCTGCACTCATTGGAGCAGTTTTGCCATTATTACCCTCCCCAGTAACAAGTACCTCACCAAGACGACCCTCAAATGCTACATCAGTTGTAGCATTATTTGAAATGAGTTTAACACCAGCTCTCGCAAGCTCTGGCGTAAAGTCAATAGGGCCAATAGGCTCCCGTGTATTGAATGTATCTCCTACAGCCATGATCGTAATAGCATTGGTTAATAATTAACCTATTCTTACTTACCGCCAGCAAAACCGCCTGACAACAAACCAGCTCCAGTCTGAATACCGATAGACGCAATCTCTCGTCCAATACTCGGCGTACCTTCCAGTGAGCCAGCCATACCAGCAGGTGCAGCCAGAATATCAGCAGCTCTACGCGCAGATGTAAAATCCCACAATGCGGTTCCGAGAGCAAGTTCATTCTCTTTTTCCTCATGCACATTAATAGCAGCTGCTCGACGTTGCTTGTACTCAAGCTGAATGGCAGTAGCTACACGCTCATACTCTAAGCGAGTCTGCAGCATACCAGCTATGTTACGCAAACCAGTAAGGTAACGTTGTTCTTTCGCTTCCTTGTTTATAGAATCTGCACGTAAGCCAAGCTCAGTACGGCTAATGTCACGTGCTCTATCGTCACCAACATTATCCTGCCGCATGAAACCAATATGCTTAAGAGCATAATCAATAACAGCAGTATTGTTGCCAACCTCAGACTGGAACATATTCCCATAGAGGTTCATTAAGTCCGCCGGTTTGAGCTCTCCTCTATCCTGCAACGTTCCCATGAGATCAAGGGACGCATTAAGAATAGCCGTATGGTGTCGGCTGTTAGCAACTTCTGCTTCAACACCAGCACCAAGATCAGCGGCATGAGCTTGAATATAGAAACCAAGACCTTGCTGGAACATTTGCACATTAAGCTGTGCATCAAATTCAGCAACTTCTCGCATCTGCTCGGAACGAAGAAGAGCGACACCAAACATAAAAGCGCTGCTGTTCACAGCATTAATATCGCTCATTGTACCAGCGTACTGTCCTACCTGCTGCTGATATGTAGTCTCTCTCCGAGCAGCGTACTGCGTTACAATCTCAGCTGTAATCTCCTTCGAGATAAATCTTTCAATTACTCGAATAGCAGCTTTAAGATTATCCTCCGCACTTGTAGCAGCATTCTGTAAAAGTGGAAGAATGTTAATCTCACGAGGGATAGAACAATCCTGTAAAACCGTAGTGGCCTTACTAATGATATTCCCCCAAGCTGTTGTAGCAGCAGTAAAACTTGCCTGTGCCTGCGCAGCAGAACTCGCACTCGTTACAAGACTTTCAATCGAAGTCTCATTAGATGCTGTACTGTTCACTGCCTTGATTAGAGCAGGCAGTTGAGCAATAAGCGTTGAAGCATGGGAAGCAAAAAGTGTTGCCGGATCTTCCAGGGTTGTTGTTGGCGTACTCGCACTCAACGTACCCATTGCTGCACTCGCCCCGCTTACGGCGAGAAGAGCTTGCGTTACATAGGAAGCGATATTGTCAATATCATATCCAGTGACATTGCTGTAGAACAAATCAAACTGACTTCCAACAGAGTTAAAAGCAGTGCTCGGATCTGTTAGGGTAAAGTTAGTCCAGGGGTTTGTGTTGAATGCTGTGTTCAAAAGATTCACAACAGACTTATCAAACCGATCAAAGGTTTCGGTAAAGTCTCCTTCATTGTTCGTCACGGAACCTGCAATGAGGTCACCGTGTACATCCATGATGTAATCAGGAAACTCTACAGCACCAGATACTCCACCACCACCCATATTACAACCTCACAAGGTTAGTAATTTTTTCCGCACCTGTTCTACGGAGAAGTTTTAGGAAAACGTCATCAGCTACGTAAGCAATAAGATCGGTACAACCAGTCTCAATAGCAAACTTCCGTAACTGAGCTATGCCCTCAATATAGTCCATTTCGTCCAGTTTGTCAACAGCGTATAAGCTATAAATGACAAGAGCACGAGTACCTGACAGTTGATCTTTGAAGAATGTAGTAACAATCATAGCCTTTGGTTTGTTTGGCTCATCACCATATAACAACCACATTTGGCCCTTCTCTAGTAACAATCCTTTCAGGACGTTTGCCATAGTAACCGCACTAATCCTCATAACAGGAGGAAGTGTTTCAGCTATAAGTGGACGAACAATCTCCCACTTTTCCCTGATCTGCTCAGGTATAATTCTTATCAGCATTAATATTGACCTCTAACAGCCCGTTTGTCTACAAGGTTCCAGCGCAATTCAACGCTGGTAATGCGTGGATTGTTTCCAGGTGTACCAGTAATACGTAGCTTAAACTCTCTCGCAGTAAGCATCGTTGTCAGCACTCCTTCTGGCCCAACGAGTTTTGCTCCGACAGTCTTGAAAGAAGAAGTATGATCGTTACGATACAATACCTCCACTTTCAACGCTGTTATATCACTATAGTCTATCTGCACATCGTGGAGCGTTTTAAGTGCTTGTCTACGAAGATCCAGCGCACCTGTCATAACACGTACATTCGTGCTTGCTCCAGTAACACCTACGCCATAAGGTACTCCATCCTTATGAATCAGTGTTGAAACCTGTTGATTATGCTCAGCCAACCTACCATCTTTAAGAACGTAACCTTGTCCAGGTTCGCTAATGAGAAACTGCCTGTCAACAGGACTATAAACAATGGCCGTGGAGGTTGCAGAAAAGGAGGATAACCATTCCCTGTGTCCGAGTCTCTCCAGCCCCAGATCACTACCCATTCTCCAAAGATGTCCCTCAGCGTCGAGGAAAAGGTGGGAATCACCGTCACTATCTACTGCTCCACGACCAAGAATACCAAAGTTTGCAATTCGTCTAAACCCAACATTAGTTCCCTGTGGTATCAGAGCTTCAATACCCTCATCTCCGTAGACAATAATTGCATCACCAAGAGGCTTCATAACCACAACATTCCCTGCGTGTCGCAAGGGTGCCCAACCAAAAGTATTCTGCTTCATCTTTTGCAGAACAGCTTCCTTACTCAGGCCAAGTGGTAGATCGCTAAACCCCTTCGGAAACATGAGCCAAAAAGGAAAATCTCCACCACCAATGCTAGACCACATAACCCAATTAGGTCCAGGACCATCATCATCAAAGGTTATTTCGTCTACGCCAGCTTCAGCTTTAAACTCTGTGAAAACATCTCCCCAAGCTGTATCCCAAATGTTGGCTTTATCAAAACCACCAAGAAAGACTCGTCCCCTGTATTCACAACCTGTCTTAATAGTAACACTACTATTTACAAACGTGGTTGTAGCAGCCCCAGTGAACAAATGAAATCCTGGCCGGAACACCGTACAGGCTCCATTGAACGCATAAAAACTCGGACCAAGATCTATAAAGTGCCAAGCACCGCTACTGGTTATAGCTTTTGTACTTGTCGGTGCAGCTGGATCATACGTGGTTATTCCTGAAACCGTCCAAGGATCAGTGCTTACAGTAACAGCGCTAAGCGTTGTAGCCTGAAACATAAGCGTCAAATCCCTTCCACGAAATACTTGTGGAAAGGGCAAATTGACTGTTACGCCACCATCAAAGGGATCTTCGGTTAGCTCATACTCCTCAAGCCCAAACCGATTAGGAACCATATTAAAACACTCTTCCAAAAAACCCTCGCGTGTTCTGAATGTTTCATCAGGACGAAGGCCATTTTGAAAAGGTTCTTCTATGGTTATACTAAACTCACGCATTAGTATACGCTCCTACGAACAGCTCGCACATCATCAATAAAACGATGACTATCAGCAAGTCGATCAGAGTCAACCTGCATCTGTTCTACCACATCATTGTACAGTTCTTCAACAGCACGCTCAACCATTTGTCGAGCAGCGGCAGCACCTTCAGCGTTACGATAACTACCCTCAAGTACATATTGAGCCGCCATAACGAGAACATCTGGATGCTCCTCTGTCCAGAAGCTTTCATCCGTATCATTAACAAGGGCATTACTCTTAACCCTCGCATTGATAACAAGCGTGTAAGATTTATCTGCGGGAGGCATAGTGACCAACTTAACCGAGCCGAAAGCGGTCGTTGTGTTGTCTGTGACAGCATCACGAATCCATCCAAGAGCCCATGAGCGAGGTTCACCACTTGTCACATTAGAGAGGTTACTATTCTCATCACCATAGACCTCCCGCAGATTTTCAATATTTGTCTTGTCAAGATACTGAATAGTATCATCACCAGTATCACGTACAGCTACTGACAAAACAGTAAGAACGTTAGCGAGTGTAGTTTCTATCGCACTTGTAGCAAGTGAAACCGAAACCTCTGCCTGATCCTTACCAAACGGAAGCATACGATCAAGCATACGCTGTCCTGCCTTAATGTAAAAGTCAGCACCGTTATCAGTAAACGTCGTAGCACTAGTCACCAGATCATAACGACCTGTTGTTCGCGCAAACTGTTCTCTTACATCAAGTAAGCTCATTGTATACCTGTCCAGAATTGGTTAATAATTAACCTATCCTCGTTACTTCTTCGGGCCACCCTTCATGGTGCCCTTCGGAGGGTTGTACATTTTGGAGATCTTTGCTCCACTTCCCTGCTTCGTCCCACCGGAGTTAGGAGTGTTCTTGGGATCATAGTTGCGTACTGACGTATTGCCAGACTTCGGGGTGTTTGCTGTCTTACTCATTGTTCTGTTTTTCTAGGTTAAACTACGGGAGTCCAGCATAAGGCCATTTCACGAAGAGGTGCCTGACCAGCAACATAAAGTGTGCTAACTGCGCCTGCAGTAGTAGCTACTTTTACCTCATCATCATTATCATCAGCAAAATAAATTAAGCCATTGTCTACATCAAGAGCAACACCATAGGGACCTATAAAACCAAATGGTCCACCAGCTCCATCCGCAATAACTACCTCATCACTAGTACCATCAATGTTAATTTTTCTAATTCCGTTAGCGGCAGTACTATAATAAACCTTACCAGATTGGGCATCACCGTAAACATTACCAAAAGCATCAACACCAGTAGTAATTAATGTAGTAGCTCCGGCAAGTGTCATACGTAAAAGACGATTAGCTGTTCCTTTAAGTACAAGCAAATCACCATTTACTCCCATTTGACCTATACCAAAACAAGGCTCAGATATAGTGGCAATAGTCGATACTGTAGCACCGGCAAGCGTAATAGCGTAAATAGTGCCAGCTGCGGCAGAGGAACCAACATATATTACACCAGTTACTTCATCAACAACAGCAGTATAAGGATCAGCAATACCTGCTGTAACCCAATTAGTCTGTCCTGAACCATCTACAGCAATACGTACAATCTTATCTCCATCACGGTCACACACATAGACTAGATCATTTACTGAATCTACTGCTACACCTCGTAACCCAGATCCCATAGTTGTGCCATGCGTAGCATTAGTACCGTTAGCTATACTTATTCTATATAATCTATTAAACGTAGACTCAGTATAGAATACATATCTAACATTACTATCAGCCTTACGAGAAAAGGCATCTGAACCACCACCACTTGCTGTTGAAGCAAGGATAGGATTACCCCATATGTGAGGACCTATATTCATTACTTAATAAAGGTAATGATAGAAGCACTTACTGCATTAACCCCAATCTGAGCAATACGCTCAGGATTAACACCAGCTTGAATTGGAAGGGATACTGCGGCTGTATCGAGTTTGAAAACTACATTAGCAACAACGGCAGCAGCACATTTGAAATAACGATGATCAGGAACATCGAGTGTAACTGCACTGGTCGTAAGGTCAAGGTTAAACCCTGCCTCACCAGGAGCACTCATTCCTGCATCACCGCGCTTGAATCCAGACATGACAATCTCTATTTAGACCAAAGGCCAGGGGACTTTTATTGTCCCCCAGCCGTTTTGATCAGGTGACAGCTTACGCTGAGGTCGTACCGTCAAGGCCGAGACCGGACAGGTAGCCCATCGTGTCAGGGTGGTGGACTTCCAACCCTGCTTCGGTGATGAACTCTTCCTCCGTTCCATCCTTGCTGTTATTCGTGTTCCGGTTATCTCGCGGATCGGAGATAAAGCGTGTATCACGATTCCGCACGTAGCGGTAACGCAAGTTAGAAGGCTCAAGAACGAGCAGGTCACGACGTAGTGCCGGACGATGGCTGAACAACGGATGCGTCTTCAGGTACAACGTACCAAAAGGCGTAATCCACTCAAGAACGCGCATCCCGTAGGCTACGGTCATTGGATTGATGTTCACGTCGGCAGACGTCTGAGCCAAACGGTTGATAGCCAGCAACCCCTGGTTGCCGATCAAACCGATCTTCTCATTCGAGCCCTTACGGAAAATGATTTCAAGCTGCTCATTGAGCCACTTTTCACCACCAGCTGCTGCTGTCCAGCCAACACTACCATAACCAACAGAGGTCTGATAGTTGTCAACATTGTCAGCAGCATGGTCCAGGATGAACTTACGTAGTCCGTAGGTTTCACGCTGAGGCTTGCCGTTTGATCCAGTACCACTAAAGCGAGCACCGAAGAGGAACGCACGCTCCATCTCCATTGCATGAATCTCAAGAGCCTCACGCTTTGCTTCTTGATACGCTTCATCCGTACGCAGACGAGTCTGCCGCGCCGTGTCCGTAATGGCCAGCGACGTACGGAAAATCTGCGTATAGTTGTAGTACTCAACCGGATCGTAAGACAATGCCGAGGGCATTGGGGCTCCTTCAGGGTTAGAGTTACCAGCAACGTCAATCGTGTCCGTAGACGTGATCGGATACGTTGTGCTGGAAGCTTCACGCAGTTTAACGGCCAGATAGGAACTAGCACCATTCTTCACAACATCAGTCACAAGACCGATATAGGAATAATTGTGATCAGATCCTTTCTGAGCCATAGCAGTGTGTCCCTCATGGAACTCATCAGCCACAGCTTCAGCAACCTTAAAGTACAGCGTAGTTCCTTCAGCAAAACCAGCCGTAGTTGCAGCAGACGAAAGAGCTGCGTCGGTGTAAACACCAGACACATCACCACCCTGATCGGGCAGGTTTTTCGTCCACCAGTGAAAGACGGGATCATCTGTCGCCTCTGATCCCAACATGGACAGCATCGCCGTAAGCGGTGCCGAACCATTTGGGTACAGGCGAAGAATCATCTCGCGCCAGTTTTCAGGGCGTTGATTGGTAACCCAGTTACCATTACCCCGCATACCGAGAAAGGTACTCATTGTTCTGTTCTCGCAGTTGTTGTCAGGTTGTGAAAGTTATGTGCTTCTTATGCGGATTATCCGCGAGTCAGGAACCACTCTCGTCCGTCAGACTCGAGTTCGAGCAACACGCCGGTAGTCGAGATCGTAGTCGTCAATGAAGAAGCGTTTCCATCTCCATAGTCAACGGTGATCTGAGCACCAGTAGTTGCAGGAACAGTCGTAGCCGAGATAACGAACTTGAGACCTTCTGCTTCACTGACGTTAGGCAGGGTCACGGTAGTAACAGGACCAGATGCTCCGGCGACGAAGATACGGCGTTTGTTGAGCGGGACAGTTTTGGTACTCCCCGCTGACACAAACAGCTTCTTATCAGGCGATTGCCGATCCATTACAGGGTCGAACATAATATGCCTCTTGCTTGTTGTGTAGGATACGGAAGCCAGACTTACTCGATAGAATCGAGCATACTGTCCAGCTGTGATTGAAGCCCACTCTTGTCTACCGGGTCCTTACCACGACGTTTGCCGCGAGGTTTCCTCGGTTGGTTAGACGTTTTCTTCCGGGATTTTTCGTCCACGTTGTCGGCGTCTGCATTCAGCTTTAGGAGAGCCCGCACCTCCTTACCAGTTTCACTGAATATCTTCTCGACAGACCATGCAGGATGTTCCTGCTGAATGTCGTTCGCAGTATCTCGTACCAAAGAAGCTACACGCTTATTACCCTGCATGGCTGTAGCCAATTCAGGATAGTTCTGGAAAAACTTGCTACGAGCCTCCGAATAAGCCTGCTGACGACGAGCCGTAGACTCGACGAGACCAGGAATATCATTGATCGTATCCTCACGTGCGCGAGTATAGATCTTTGCCCCAAACTCCCGAAGGAATTTAACTGGATCATCATTGAACGCTTCGAGATCATCCTCTGACATAAAATCAGTAGAATCAATCTCAACACGAGCTGCTGGAGGAGTTTCAACATCCTCCGCATCTTTGCCACCAAGGGCCTTTTCAAGCATACGCTCGAGCCGCTCGTTCTGAGCAATCAGTGCTGCGATGGTAGGGTTATCTTCCCCACCTTCATCTTCAGCATCAGCGTCATCATCATCTGAGGAATCATCAGAGGCATCACCCTCTTCCTCCTCAAAATCATCATCATCGTACTCATCTTCGTCATCATCAGATGCATCATCATCGGCAGGCCCATCAACCTTACCACCATCCTTGCCAGGATTACCACCCTCAAGGAACTTCTCGTGCTTGTTAGCACCATCAGTAGGTTCTTCAACCGAAGAAGAGTCGAGAAGCATATCCCCGATCTGATCCATTTGGTTGGATTCAAGCTTTTCGCCTGTCTCCGTGATTGGCGGCATATCGCCCTTTTTTCCCTGTTCAGTAGCCATGATGTTATTCTTCTTCAATGAGACTTAAGAGAGTTTCAGGAAGGTTTAGCATTTCAAGTCCGACTTGCAATTTTCCCTGAAGCGTACGGATTTCATCAATGGTAGCAGCGTTAACCAATGCTCGATTATCCGCTTCATTCTGACCACTGATGTATTTCTTCATGTCGTGCCAAAGAGGGCTTTGGAGAAACTGCCTAATCTCATTAACGGAGCTGTTGAGCTTCACGCTATTGGCCTCGGCAAAATCTTCAAATGGTGTTGTCATAGCATTGGTTAATTATTAACCCATTCTTATGAACGCCGCTCGACAGCGACAAATCGTTTGAACCAGCGAGCTACTTGTACACCACCATAATCGGCTGTAACAAGTAGATCATATTCTGTACCCTCCGTAATAACAGTTGTTGCAGGGATAACTCCCTCATAAATACCAGCACTTGAGGTTACATATGCACAGGAAATTGGGAATGATGGACCAGAAACAGTTGTACCAGACACGCTCAGCAAAACGGCTTCAACTGTAGCAGCATTAAGATATGTGCCAGCAAAAGCATCTTCCCGTAAAGCGTTAACAGCTACGAGATTAGCATTACCTATGAAGAGCTTATCAAACACAAAATTTCCTACGTAATGCGGTGCTACCCTTAATGATCCATCGTATTGACTCATTGTAGTGGCTCAAAGTTTCCTCGCTCTACCTCACGTGCAACCTGTTCATCAGGAAGTACAGTTGGCTGTTGCTGTTGTGCGCGTCGCTGAAAGTCATCAACATTCTTAACACCAGCTTGCCGAGCTATAGCCTTGAACATACGAACCATATCAAACTGACCAGCAAGGGTTTCGTTCTGAGATATGGTCTGAAACATGTCAACCAAAGTCTGCGTATCTTCACTGCCGGGAATAGCCCCGTCATGTGCAGTAACGTCATAATTTATCACAAGGTCAAGAGGCGACACTTTTACTCTTTCGCGTCTGGGCGAAATTCCAAAGTCAGCTTCTAACCGATCACGTAGTTCACCAGTGGCCTTAACAAAGGTTTCTTCTGACATGAACTGCTGCACATTCGAAGCAAACATGCGAGCAATAGGCTGCATGAATTGCATACTGATCAACTGTGCAGGACGCTCCAAGCGTGATAAACCACTTTGACGAGTGGACTGTGCCTCACTTGCTGATACCCGTGAGGTTCTTGGTGCAAGCGTACCGCTGAGTTGGTCCATAGTGGACGTTGCGAGTTTCGCTTGTTCCATGAGGAATTGCGCTTCACTAACATTCTGTTGCGTTGCGTCCTTAACATCGAGTTGAAAGATACCGTTGTTGCGAATGTTGTTAGCTCCCCATCCCTTCTTCATGATACGGATAACCTTACCTGGCCGGTTATCATTTACATCATGGATATTGATGAGGCTTGGATCGACTACAATATTGTCATTGATTACACGCTTGATATTCTCAACGTGACTTGTGTAGAGGAAGTCAACCAACTGTTGCATTTCCTCAATCGCCAACAAGCGTGACATTGGAGCTACACTATAACCATCATAGTCCGGTGCTCCTGCAACTACAGGAATACGGCCATGTACGAGATTGAGTGGCTCAGCCTTCAGCAAGATTTGATCTGCACCAACACAGAAGATCCATGTCTCTGGATCATCACTGGAACCCAATCCTACCTCTGCTGGAATGAGGTCAATGTACATCCAGATAGCATCTGCTGGAGTACCCTGATCCTGATGATTAATGGATTCTCGTCTACCTCGTTCTCCCTTATTACGGATAGAACCACGTAGATCTCCACCAGTATCAGCAATCTTTTTCAGGTACTTAACATTAAACATGCCAGAGGTTTCACTGGCTTCCATCCTGCGAAGTTCACTATAGCTGGTCTCATCAATCCAGCCAAAGAACTCGCTTTTATGAATCTCATGTGGACTCACATTAGGATCTGGTAGAGCTAAGTAAGGGTCAATGTTGTCAAGAGTATTTCCTTCATACAACACACCGTAAGGATTCTCTACTTTCCTCGTGCCAGTCTGTTTGAACAGGCTACGGTTAATATCGAGAAAACCAATAGGTCGAGTTGAGAACGAACGTCCCATCTGCACTTCCCAGCGAGGACTTGCGTAGCCTACTCCATAGGCAAACATATCCCTGAACGAAGTATGCAAGGCAAGAGGTACAGCATTCTTATGCACATGACCATCTACAACCTGCGTAAGCAACTGCGCACCAAGCACGTCCTCTGGACCAGTTCCCTCGTACTTGAAAACAGGAGAACGGAAAAACGCCGAACTCATGTAGGTGAGCAAAGTCTCAAGCACCACAAAGGAAACAGGCATAACAATCCGGCGACTCCCATCAATGAGATTGCCGTTTGCATCTTTACCCTTCTTATCCCTCGGACCACCGACAGGAGCGTTATAGGTATACGCCTTCAGAACTTTGTCAATCTCGTTCCAGCTATCATGCCTACCACTCATAGCTTGGTTTGAGGCATTAGCATAACGAAGCACCATATCCACAAGGGAATCATGAAGCTCGGTTCCTGGACGCAGGTTCAAACCTTCTGGATACTCATACCCAAGATCAACAGCTCGCAAACCAGCATTACGGCCAGTAGATACTCCCTTTGTCCCGTATGGGTTAAGAATTGGAGGCATTAGTAGTCACCGCCTGAAGCAAAACAAGCAAAATCAGCTGTATTTGTACTAGCGCCTACACGTAATTGCCAGTCTGCTTGTAAATGAATAGGTTTAGTAGGAGTAATTTCAAGTGTTACTGCTTCTACTGTTCCACCAGGAGAACTAGCGGCACTAACAGCCAAGTCCTCATATAGATGAAACGTGTTATTAGCTGTCATAAGAAAGACAAAAAATCGAGAAGCAATAGTATCAGACAAAGACTGAAACTTAAGATACTCAATCTTTGAACCATTAGCCGCAGCAGTTAAAAGCGTACGCGTATTACCTCCACCTGTAACAGTAGCAGCAGTAGTAACTGCCGGTAATCTAATTGCCCAGGACTTAGGCTGTTCTACAAAGCGAGGAACAGTATTAACTGACATTACATTCCACCTTCTTGGAAAGCGTTAAAATGTGCAGCACGATAAGCACTATAAGCAGATGCGCTGATCTCTACATTAACAACAAGGGTATCATTATTACCCTCGGATTCTGTTTCAGCGCTACCAAGAGCTACATTCTGTGATGAAGTCTCCGGCGCAAGCTGTACACGAATAGGCACTATACCAGGATCATTTGTATAAAAGATAAAAGGTCCTTGCGAACCAATCCATATCTTTTGTTTAACTCGTGCCATTAATCAAATAACCTAAAATTGTCAAGTGGCATTGTACTTTCGTAAGGAGCATCTTCATACATGTACTCAAGCTCGCGGAACTCAGCTTCAACATCGCTAGCAGTCTTAACATCCTCAGAACCAGGGAAGCTAAGATACCGTTCACCTTTTTCCAACAGCTCAACAACATACCCAAGAGGGTCCATCAAGCTCCAGTTCTTCGCGTTCGGAAAGCTAGCAAATTGTTGCTCCAGCACATCACACTTATTACCGTTATGATAAACAAGACCTTGCCGATAAAAAGGAACTAGTGAGCGCACACGCGCGACCTTACCCTTCTCACTAACACCCTGTCGAGCATGTAATTCAACAAACTCAACCTGAATCCCTCGCTCACTAAGGAACGTTTTCAATGGATGTGTTATGAACTCATGCAGGCCAGTAACCTCAACAGCAAGAACACGAGCGTCCAAATGTTGAATCATACCAGCAATAGCATCAAACATCTCCTCATAATGCATACGCCGATCTATACAGTCTCGAACATATATCCTATTCTTCGTCATGTCAAGACCAACACCTACAATACCAGTAGGAGCACTTGTAAAGTTTGCTGTCCTACTCGGATCAACAATAACCACAGTCTCAACATTCGGATCAAGGTTGATGTTATGCGAGGACTCGTCATAGTAACGGTAGTTCTTCGGATGAAATGGAGCATCATCACCAACCGGACTAGGGTTGTTACGATACTCCCTATACCATGTGTCAAGCTGTTGATCCTTTTTAAACTGCTGGTACAGTGCCCTACAGTCTTGCTCACTCATAAAGCTTGGTGCATTAGACTGGAAATGATCATCACATATCTCCAGTCGAACAGTATCCCAATACTCTGAGTCAATAAGCCGCATCAACAAGCTATCCTGGTGAAGAATGGTTCCAACCACGATGATTTCCCAGGGAGGAACCTCGCCAGCTATATGCTTTTGCCCACGATCAATACAGTTAAGAACATCGCCAAAGAACCAGTCTCTTCGTTTCTTCCTTTGCTCCTCTGATTCCGCCTCACTTGTTTTCTCAAGGTCATCAACCAGAACAAGACCAGGTCGAGAGTCTCCAAATAGGCGACCACGAATTGGCTGACCGGAACCACGAGGTTGGATCTTAATATGCCTCCCACCAATGTTGAGGACAAACTCCTCTTGGCTCCACCACTTTGTCTTTACATCCCCATATAACGAATAAATCAGCGGACTTTCAACTATCTTCCGTTTTAATTCTTCCGTTTTCTCAATAGCGTCACCAGCATTATTACCAACTACAACAATGTAGTCTGTTCGCTGCAAAACCGCGCCAACGCTGGGAATAAGAAGCGAACTAATAGAAGTTTTACCAATACCACGAGGAGCAATAATTCCTTTCTGTGGTTTGTATAGTGGATGACCAGGCTTTCTATCAACAACCTCAAAGATTTGACGATGAATGTCATCGAAAGGCCGGTAAAACCGGCTTTGATAGAGCAATCCAGCAGCTAAGGCTGATGAATACTCCATATCAGCTAAAACTTCTATGCGTTCCTGTTTGGTCAACGTATAAGGATAGGTTAATTATTAACGTATTCTGTTATGACAAGAAAGGAAGAACAGAGAAACCAAATGAAGAACCTACAATCTCTTCTGTAGTCATGAGCTCTGGCGTAGCTGCGGCTCCATCAGCAACAAGTATTCTATATATAGCATAGGCATTATATCCATCTACATTTAAAAACTTTATGCGCTTGTTGTAATATAGATATCCATCAAAGAAAGAAAGAAAAGGAGCTACATTCTGCCCAAAACCAAGAAAAATAGTGTCAATAGTATTATTAGAAGTTAAAGCGTAATTATATACGTATAAAGTAGCATTATCTCCATTAAATGTTCTTATAGTATATACATTACCTGTGTCAGGATCTACCCAAACAACATTATAGTTACCTGATAAAGAAACAACAATAGAAGAATTTAAAGTATATCTACGCTTAATAAGAAAGGGTGAAGCAGGAGAACTTACAAAATAATATGTTCCCTCAATACCAGCAGAAATATATCTACCACCCTGAGTAGTTTGAATAGCTGTTGGATTAGAACCATCAGCATTGACCAACCAGATACCGTAGTTGGTAGTAAAAGCTATTAAAAAAGCTGTTTTTGTGGCATCGTAAATGAGACAAAAACGTTCATTACTAATAACACCAGTATTCCACAGAGTTACTATCCCTGTACCGTCAGTATTAGCTCTTTTAAATAGCCACTCAGTACCTGACCATTCTCCATAATAAATATAATTATTATCGTAATCTATATAAAAATTATTTTGAGGGAAAGCAGCAGAGCCACCATTTCTTAATATAAGTGGAGTAGAAGATAATGTTCCCCCCTCACCAAGAAGATATAGTCCAGCACCTGTACTAAAAATAAATTCAAAAGTCTGTGGTGCAGGAACAACAGTTTCACTACAACTTTCTGTATAGACGGATAACTCCGAGAACTGCACTTTGACTACCTTTTTACTCGGTAGTTTAAAGGATGGTGCATCACCATAGATTACCCTATCAAGCAAGGGTAGTTTAGCACTTTTTCCTGCCCGTATAACGAGAGGATCACTTGCTGTAACCTTTACTTGTTCTTGCTCAACCTTATCATATTTAACTTGTTGAGGCATATGAGCGAGTATACTTTACACGACCCTCGAGGAGACGTTTAGGGTCAACAGAAGCAGTTGATGCTGTAGGCCAAATGATAAAGGTATACTTTGCGTCATCATCTATAAGGTCTCTAATCGCGCTCACTGAGGCCGCTGGGATATTAATATCAAATTGCCCAGTTGTACCAGCAATAGTAATTTGAGAATTAGCTACGGAAGCTGTAACAAGAGCAGCAGCATCTGGATCATTCCTAATCTGAAAGATAGCACCATAACCTGTAACATCTACAGGATCACAATTATCTTCATAGAGAAGCTGTAAATCAAAATCACTACCCTCTTCCAAGGTTATGGTCCAGAGTGCTGCTGGCATTGTTAATCCTCATCAAGCTCAAAATGACCAGAATCCCGAAATGTCTCATCACGGGTTTGAGTGTCACCGTCCCAATCTCCTCCCCAACGTAGCTGTACGTTTAGGTTTTTGGCTGAGGCGAACATAAGTCCGGCAAGTAGAGCAAACCGTTCACGGTCCTCCCAATCAACAGGGGAAACAGGAACGAGATCGACAGCGTAGGAAAGTGTGCGCCCAGATACTGGACCAACGGTGTGCTTAGCTTTTGGTCCAGGCTGCACAGTCGAGACACCTTGCCGTACATACTCACGCTGTTGCTCATCCGTCCGAGCACCTTCCAGTACCTTGAAGTCAATAACACCCATGTTGAGTGCGCCTATGACTACAGCAGAAAGCCGGGGATCTACAGTAGCGAGCTGGGTAAGACTATGTTTGGACCAACTGAAAGTTTGATACTTCATGAGTTGTCTGCCTTACGCTTATCACGCCAAGCTTTAGCAACCTCAACAAACTTGTCAATACCCTCGTTGAGGAAGCCCCAAGCATATTCGAGGATCTTGTGCTTGAAGGGGATGAACTTGAGCTTGCCTGTTAGCTGGCTTAGGATGACCTCGAAGATGAAGTTCTTGAGCCGGACCTGAACAGCCGGACTATCAATGATATCCTCAATGATTGACTGCTCTTTCGGCGTCATCACACCAAGAACATCCTCCGGAGAAGTCGTTGTCCGGAGCTGAGCGTTTTTAACCAGCTCTTTCCAATCAATCTTACCATCGGCATAGCTAAGTGCTGTGTCCGGCGCAAGGAGACTTGGGCGTCTAAAAGGATCAACCATTGTCTACCACCACTTGTTCAGAACCATTCGGACGCTTCAAGCGACCAAAGAGATAAGCCAGACCGGCTGCAGCGAGTGTAGTAATCGCCATTTCAACATCAGCCGTTAGCGTAATGTCAATGTAGGTCAAAAGGAATGTGACGAGCTGTGCAGCGAGAACACCTGTTGCTCCACCAGCCGTAGCCGCTTGAACCTTTGGAATGGTTCGTTGGCTAGTCATTTTGAATTTCTCTTTTGAGTACGTCATGATTCTTTTTTACTTGCTGTGAAAAGAAGTTCAGTAAGTCTATGCACTTGTCCGTCTATACTCTTGAGGTGTATCTGCGTGTTAGTGTAGATGCTCTCAAGCCTTTGTATAGTGGCCTCCAATTCTCTTCGTGGGACATATGTTTCAGGCAGTGCTTGAAACGCTTTAGACGTGTTTACGGCCTCATATTTTTGTGCTGTCTCAACACGCTTAATATCATCAATAAGAGTTTTAATTTGGCCAGACAATTTATCTTCACGGATGATCTGGTTTTCTTGAAAAGCTTTAAGCCAAGACTTAATCAAAAATCCCACAACACCTATAATAACCGAGCCAAGGAAGCCTACGATAGGACCTAACGCGGACCACCAAGTAAAATTTTCCGGCATTACTCGTCATCATTAGAGATTATGATAGCATCTTCAATGTCCTTTTGTGGAGCAATAATACCGGCAGAAATAGCACGATCACGAGCAAGTTGTCTGGCCTCAGCCAGTTCATCGCCTGTGGCCATTTTGTGTGTGACTGTAACGTTGCTATTCCTCCCTACTCCCTGGCTGGCAAGAACACCCTCAGCTGCACGCAGCCGGGTTTCGTCCTTAGAGCCTGGACTGGTTAGAATATCTTCATAAACACCAACAGCGAGTGGTCCGAGGTTAGCTAACTCTGCCATTATATCAATGGTATGAGCGTCCGCTTCACCCCTCAACACTTTCAGCTTCTGTTTCCCCAGGTCGCTATTAACAGTGTATGAGACCATCTGTTCTGTCACACCCAAAGACTTAGCCACAGTCTTCTGATCATCTCCTCGCGCGATCATGCGTAGGATAAGATGGTGTCGATCCCTGAGTTTTTTAAGCTCATATGAGCTGCTACTCGGCTGTGGAATCGTGAAACTCGGCGCGGAAGCCTGTGGCACTGGAGCTGACATATAACAAGCTAGGTGTGCAGTAGTAGAGAGGGGTCCTAACCAGCCCAAATATACCAAACCACTAGTTGTGTGTCAACCAGCTCACCAAACAACCGCTTTACGAGAATGGGTTAATTATTAACCTATCCTTTATTACTGGGTGCAAATGGGGGCAATGTAGAAATAGCTAAAATTTCTGCTGTTTGGGGATAGTAATAGACTATCATCGTGTTTCCCCAAGGCCACCCCCAGCACACATGTATAGTATAGTGGACAGCATGACAATTTAGCATAAACGAGTCTGTCATTTTGGCATGAAAGTTTGCTGTTATGTACATATAAAGGTGTGGATAAGTTGTGGATATGTTTCTCTGTAATTGGCTTTGTTCATGGTATTAATAGCCGTATTTTGTTGGTGCCGGTCGAGGTTTAGTCCGGTTGTACTTTGATATTATGGTGACGGTTAACGCTCGTGTCCGTTCAATGCCTAACCAACGTTTCAATCAATAGGTAAAAATCATGAACGCTATTAACAAAATGCTCACCGAACGTATTAATGGAGTGGTAACATACATCGGCAAGCGCCGATTGCGCCACTCAAGTGAGCCTAACGTGAAACAGGAGGAATTGTCGGCACTGGTGCCGGAAGCTGTTCCCCATGTTTTTGTTGATTTCACTGGTGCGCGTTTGTCAGATGTTTTTGATCAGGCAGGCGGCAAACAAGGTTGCGTTGTGGATATGCAAAAAGTCATCCGTGACGGTTCAACTCTCGCGGAAGTCAGTGCATGGAGATCATCATTTGATCCGATCCAGTACGCGAACCTGACGATGGAAGCAAGTGGCGTAACGGAGAAAGTTTTGGACGGTATCGCAGCAGGTGAACCGTTCGTGATGATCCGGTTCGTTACAGCTGGACAAAGCTTGGATGTCCCAATGCAACCAGCAGATATGCTGAACAGTATCCAGGAGAATGCTCCGGCGGTTTACGCTGCAATTTTCGGCAATATGTCGGAGGAAGATGCACTGAAAGCCGTACCGGACGTTTTCCATCAATTGCAGGCCGCAATGTCCTAAACCTAGGTCCCCAGCTCTTTTCGGAGGGTTGGGGACTTTTTTGTACTCTAGTTTCCATATGCTAACCATGTGTTTCTAACGAGATACTCACCAAATGATCTGTTTTGGGTGGTTTTAACGAGCAAAAAACGTAACAATGGCGTAACCACGAAACGTAACCATACCACCCATGTTTGGTGAAAAGTAGTACCAATCTCCCGAGCTTAAACAGCAGCTTTTGGGCTTTATAATCCTGCTCTCTGTCTCTTAATTAGTTAAAAAAAATATAAAAAAAAGAACTATAGAGAGTAGGAGGAGAGTTTATAGATAGGAGTTTTGAGCTGCACTTTCAAAAGCCTAAGCACTTCCAACTCTAGCCTGTAACAGTTATGAGATTGGTACTAGATTTCGCCGTGGGGGGTGGGGTTGGTTACGTTTTACGGTTACGCGTTTGTTACGCTATTTGCTGATCGTTACGGGTGTTACGCTGGACCTATGGGCCATTTTAACTGAGGATAGGTTAATAATTAACCAATTCTTACTCTCAATAACATAATGAGGATGGGTTAATAATTAACCAATTCTGGTGTTTTTGGTCGTACTTGGCTGTTTAAGGGCACTATAATGAGAGCTATAATGATGTGCTAAATAAACGGGTCGTGAGATGATGTAAATGCCCGTTCGAGTGTATCATTGCCCGATTCGATTTGTTAAAACGGGCACTTTTTTAGACCATTATACAGCAAGGTAATCTGAACAATTCTTCACAACTATAATCTACACGCGACACGCGAGTAGCATGTTGAGTCAGCGCAACGTTGGTTATGTTACTATGCTGGGTTGACTTTTTGAGGATTGTTTCGTATATTATAGATGTGTGAGAGATCATACTATTGCCTAACCAACAAACCAGCGATATGAATAACCCAACCTATAACGAGCTGATCACAGATCGTAGCTTGAGCGTACTGAAAAGTGTGTTTAAGAACGAACGAAACAGCGAACATGTGAGGTATTTGGCCCTCATGGAGTATACAGCGAAGTTCTACAATGCCAATAATAGGGCACTGCTTCCTGGCTATAATACTTGTCAATATAATAAAACAGCAAGTTCACAAGGCTGTGCCATTGGCCAGCACTTAACCGGGCCAGTTCCTCAGGAGCACAATACAAAGATTATTACCATGCTACTCAACCATTGTAGCTGGTTAATTCCAAGCTGGATGTACTCATTAGATAAATACTTTCTAATGTCAGTGCAGAAACTGCATGATATTCCACAGCATTGGGATGCTAAAGGTATCACACCCTACGGCAAACGCTATTTTGAGATTCATATGAACAAATGGCTAAACTTATGAACAGTTACATCATGCTATCCAGTCTTGGCTTAGCCATTAACAAGGAGACACGGATGCTGCATCTCATTGGAAGCGATGGGAAAGGTAGTGAAGTTCAGAAAAAACCACTTTGTCATATGTTCAGCAAAGATGCTAACTGGATACAGCACGCTGATACTGACGAAATCTGGTTTGTAGTAGAAATGCTAGCAAACCCAACCTAAAACCGCCTAACCAACAGAACAATGAGTATACACAATAATGATAGGAGAGATATGGAAATGATATCCATAACTGAATACATTCTCAAAAATCCTGAAGAAATGAGTACTTTAACCCATGAGTTAGATAAGGTTATTTACAAACATATAAAGGATAAATTTAATGAGGATACAATTAATCCTCATGCTCTTCACGCAGCTCTTATTGTTTTGAAGAGTTCTGTGTTAGATGCTATGCCTGCGCACAGAAAACAGTTGGAATTGTTTGAGGATATGTGTGGAACGTTTTCTATTAACCGGGCTACCGTAGTTGATAGTTTCCTTGAAAAAATTAGAAATCAGGAAAAATTATCAGGCAAAGTAGATTCTGATCGTACTTTTGTCATGTTGGACGAAGAATTCCAAAAAAAGAGTCAACAGAAAATTGTTCAGGAAATGTCTACACTATTGATAGATAATATGACAGAGTTTGTCAATAGTATTAGCAATCATGCTTTTGTCATGGGCTATAAAGCAGAAATTATACCTATGGTATTGATGACACTCTGCATCAGCGGACTTATGTCATTGGCTCGACCTAAGTATAACACAGTTGGAGCATTTGTTGCCTATGATTTCTTAGTGTGCATGTCAAGAATGTTTGAAATGTATATTCGGGACCTACCAGAAAGTCCTAAGATTAACTTGAACTAGCATAACTAATCGCTTGGTTAGGCGAAGATCCACTCAACTATCTGTGCAGTGAAAGGATAGGTTAATAATTAACCAATGCTTAATAGCTCACAGATATGTTGATGTGGATTTTAACCTAAACAACATTCATTAGAAAGAAGTAGGAGGTGGATTGTAACGTTTTCGTGACGTATATTGCCTTTCCTTAAGACGTTACATTTAGTTATAGCATATGAAACAGTTACCGAGAATTAGTATTGCCGGTCGAGCTATGCCTCAGGACGTTTGTCTTGTGGCTTTGTACCTTAATAAACTTGGCTACGTGCTGAATACCAGGAGTGATCTGGTTAATGCGACATTTGATGCTATGGCTAACCTAGCCAGACAGCTTGACACAGATTTGCCAAATGAGGTAGATAATCATGATAGTATGCTTATGCTGCAATCTCTTGACCTTGAGTGGCCTAGTAAACGTGGTAAGAATGATTGGCGATCAGCCCTTCAACTGGACACACTCAAGGATTTATCTCCTGAACAAATTGAGCAGGTGAATAACTATGCTGCATCTCTTTCTACTGGTGCTAGTTCTGAGTCTAATTCTCTGGTGGCAAACGGTTTGGACTTTCTTGATGAACTGGAAGAACTTGACCTTTCACTTAGAGGAGAAAGTGAAGAAAATGAATGAAGTTGAAATCACTCTACGCTTCTCTGTAAATGTAGAGATGTGGACAGAATACGAAGATCCTGGTGAATCCGGTTTATCCCTATCGCAGGGAAAAATTGGTTATCTTGAGTTTAATGAACCTGATCTTCATACAGCTATTGCTGATGCCCTCATGAAGTTTATAGGTAAGGATTACCTGTTATCCGGCAACGGTGAGGGATTTTTCAAAGCTGTACAGGATACTGAAGTATTGCTTGATGTGAAGGTTGTTATTTAATAAATAAAGCGTTATAAACCTTGCTAATCAATTTTCTCATAAAATCCCTTTCATTGTTACTGACATAGACCCTGTTCATAAGACTAAGCCGAAATGTTAAAACCACATATCATAGTTAGAAAGAATCAAATAGCTGTACGATTTCCTTTTGATTTAACTGTGAAAGATGAACTAAAAGCAGCTGTCCCATTTGCTCAAAGAAAATGGGAGCCTAGCACAAAGTACTGGGTTCTATCCTCTACAAAGGAAAACTTTGAACACGCAAAAAGGATCCTCAATAAAAAATGGGGACCAGATGTTATTGTGCTGAATGAAACAGGTAATCCGCAGATTACATTTGATACCAGTATAGACACTTCATCTTATTACACTATTCTTGAAATCAGTGAGGATGCTTCTGCGAAGGAGATTAAAAAAGCTTACCGCTCTCTCATCGTGCAGCTACATCCAGACAAGGCACAAGGGGAGGTTGACACGAAGTATTTTCATCTTGTTCAGCGTGCCTATGAAACGTTGAAGGATGAAAAGCGTAGAAAAGCGTATGATCTCTCTCGCTCCGTTATGTACAATCATAAGGAGCATGTTATCAGAGCAAAGGCTAAACAACCACCTCCGCCAGTTAACCGAGAGTACACTAAAAAAGAGCAACCAGAACAGCCAGAAGATGACTGGCTCGGGCCAAACTACTCAGGCTCATTCAGCACCTAACTTCTCTCCAGGTAGCAGTACGTATGGTATGGGCTCCGCAAGTGCACACGCTTTCAATTTACCTAATTTTGGTATTGTACTTAATCCGTTTATTAGTTTATTTGGTCAAATGAAAATATTTACCAATAAAGTAAACCTTACACATTTAAGTGTAGGTATTACGGTAATGGTAGAGGGTATATTGAAGCTATAGATAAGAAAGATATTTTGGAAATTCAAAAAATCTAACCAACATAACCAAGCCGATGAGTAACTTAATTAAGGATAACAGTAACCTTGCTGAAGGATCTGTTTTCGACACCTCAAACAGTCAAGGCGTAAAGCCGGAAGATGTTTTAGCCAACTGCGATGTGATCGTAATGCTAGACATTAGTGGAAGCATGGATGCTTTCGTTTACGGAGCTAACAAGAATCGTTGGGAAGCTGCTGTAGACCAACTTCGACTTATTCAACGTACCTTTCCAGGTCGTGTAGCCCTTATCCAGTTCGGAGGAATGGTTACAGGATTTCGCTTCAACGGAATACCAGATCGACCTACTGGTTCTACTCCTATGCATGAAGCTATGGCTATAGCTCATGATTTTGATAATCAAGGCAAACAGTTTTACCTCATCAGCGATGGTCAACCAGATCGAGTAGAAATAGTTCATCAATGGGCAAAGGCTTTTGTATCCCCTATTAATACTATCTTTATTGGAGATGATAACGATATTAGTGGTATTAGGCTGTTAGGGGAAGTCAGTCGATTTAGTGGAGGTGAAGCTTCTGGTAAGCTTGAACCGCAGATGCTCGGTGAAGCAATGAAACTTCTCATCACAAGACAGTAAACATGGATATTCTCAAACGCCTACTCGGAGAACTGGAATTCAGGCCAGAATCCCTTCCCTCTGCACGCAACAGATATGCAGATGCTGTTGAAAAGATCTACAATATAGGCCGAATTCGTGCAGGTATGGAGGACTCTCCTCACTTGAATCGAGATAATGTTTTCGACTTTGATACTGGTCTACGTATAGTCATTAGCATTGACTACGCTCCTCTCAATCCCGTTAAGGATCGTGGTCCTTTCGAGCATGTTCAAGGTGTATTTCTCCCTGAACAATTGCATCGTTTTAATAGCAAGCGGACACCGTTTGAGGAGTTTATGCGAGTCTATTATTACATGGCTAGACTCGATCACACTAGCCCTCTTCCTGTCCTACAAGACATAGATAAGTTCGGTACAATCCACATGCTTTTTCCTCGTCGAGATAAACTGGACGAAGCAAAGCGACTTTATGAACTAGACCTACCAGACAATGTTTAATCACTTCCTCTACATAGGTTCAACCTATTTCGCTATAGGTATTTTACTCTACGCTTACATTCTTGTTCATAGAGCGTTTTACGTTCGTAGAATAAAAAAAGAGCGTCCACGTAGTAGTAGTAAAATGAAATATCTGCCTGAAGGTTATATTCTTGACGGAATCATCCTTACTATAGCTTGGTTCATTATAGCTATAAATAGCATGATGACTGAAATCAAGGATATCATTGAAGATTAACAGAATTGGTTAATTATTAACCTATCCTCATAACAACATGCAAACGAAATACTTTGAAATGCGTAGCCCAGGAACCTGTGTTCCTTTAATAGCTACCAGGGTAATGACAGTATCGTATAATATGCTTTCTGACGAGGTTAGTGAGCGTGTTTATAAGCTACTTAGACGTGCAGGATATGGTCAGGGAAGTCAGAATCTTGTCTTGATCACATTCTTAATTGGTAGCGTTAAAGCTGAGTATGATCCCTACAAATGGCCTACAAATGATATGAGAATTGCTCATATTTACATTGAAGAAAATTGGGATAGTCTCAAAACTGGCGATCTCATTGATGTAGAAAAAATTCTTGGAAAGCTGCCTCTCGGCACTGACCTAAAATAATTACATATACGTGCGGACAAGGTTTGCTTTTCCGGTTATCGTTTTGTATATTGTAGCTACATTCAAACTCGCCTAACCCTATGAGTGACATTAGAGAACTTAAAAAGATTCTTGCCGCTGCAGGTGTAGCTATGGCCGACACCAAGCAAAAGTCCATAATCGCTGGACTTGATCAGTGGGAGCAAGAATATTTAGAACGTTCAATTATAGTGATTCAGTCTAACCGCATAACAGTTAGTTTGGATCACTTTTATCTTCGTGTGAGCCTACCAGACAAGACAGTTGAAGTGTTGAAAGATGGTAAATGGATAGACGTTCATTGTCAGTACAATGACCTTGCTGTCCATCATCTTGCTGTTGCTATGGCTCAGGTAGAAGCCCTCATCAGCGCAATCTCATTTCATACTGCCTCTAACCATGCTTAGGTCCGAACGTATAGCAAAACTACGGGATGAGCTACTCCCATACCTTGAGAGTAAAAAACTCAGCTCATTAATGGCTAAAGCTCTTGCGCAGGAATTTGCGAAGAAGCTTGATAAAGCTATGCACCCTGTCAATGTTACCATTACAAAGGTAAATATTGAGGATACATTCAACAAGAATCGTAAAATCCTCATCACTCTCCGTGATCCAGCTAGTACAGATGTTAAGAAAGTACTGGAGGATTACCTCGAACGTGTTCGTGGCTACCCATCTATTGAGTATTGGGATATACAGCAACGAACCGGAGGGCCAGCTTTTCTCGGCACTCCATTCCTCTGTCACGCACCTGATTTTACGCAGATAGAAACAATTCCGCCTAGTCAACGTGCACGACAGCAAGAAAAAGTCAAGAAAAATATCATGAACAATCTGGACAGTATGTCCTTAGAGGATCAGTTAGCTTTTATAGAAAAAGTTACCGGCCAGAAAAAAGATTGATTTTTTCGTGTATTGCCCTTGACTGTCTCCATCCGGTACCGTATTATTCGGTCCGTTCATTCACGAACACCTATTCACAAGAAACAATCCTATGGAAAACGATCCTATCATCCCCGAAGGCACTGATGCTGACGGTGACGCCGAAGTCACAACTGATTCCTTCGAGCGCGTAAGTGCTGGTACGTCCTACGGCGAAGGTGCTGACAAGCAGAAGGTTGAAGCCGAAGTCAATCTCAAAGTCGGAGCCGACATTACGGAGGCTATCGAGCTGTACGGCGAAGAAGTGGTCTACGAACGCTACCGTCGTGGCGTTGTCAAGGACTGCGGAAATGCTATCCGTTCAGCCCTTAACAAGCATCTCAACGACCCGAATACTGACCCTGAAGAAGTGGCCAGTATTGTAGAGAAGGAGTTGGCTGGCTGGCGTCCTGACGTTACGCGGAAGCGTGCTGCCAAGTCCACTGAGGAGGATATCTTCTCGAAGTTTGGTTCCTTGTCTGCCGAGAAGCAGGCCGAGATCCTGGCTCAGCTTCGTGCGAAGGCGGAAGCCGCAACCGAAGGTTAAGGCACAAAAATCCCTGGTTAACGGGGGTTAGGCGCGGAAGAGGGAGGACCAGCATAATCCAAGTTGGTTCTCCCTCTATCCGTTTTATGGCACACATACTCTCTCCTAATCGTGCGCCCCTACATCTACATTCATGTTCCACAGACAGGCGGTACTTCCCTCGAGCATATCCTTAACGGTACCCCACATAAAAAATCTGCAGCTGAGTTATACCCTGAGTATACAGACGCTGAGTGGAAACAACTTTTTGTATTCAGCCTCATTCGTAATCCATACGACAGGGCTGTAGCATTGTACCTCGAACGCTACTATGCGAATGCGTACGGTATGCTTGAGGATGATGTATCGTTTAGTGAGTTCTTAGAACTTACGCTGATTCTGCGTAGATCGCCGTACTTTGACAATTGGTCTTTTTACGCTCCGCAGAAATACTGGCTGGAAAATAAGTTTGGTAGAGTCGTAGTCCCTCACCTCTATCCCTTCGAGCAGTATGATAAATCTGTTCGTAGGATTCTTAAAAAACTCGGTCATCCCTCTCCAGATGATGTTGAAATTCCTCACATTCGCAATGTAGGACAACCTGACTGGAGACCTTACTACCTAGGTGAGGATGGACGTAAGGCTGCACACATCGTGCAGACAGTTTGGGAGGACGACTTCAAATATCTTAACTACACAAGGAAGCTATGAGCAACGAACCCAACAAACTCGATGGAACCTCTGACAATGAATCTTCTCCTGCTCGTGACCTCAGCAGGTCTCCTGTTTCTGGTAAACCGGAAACGAGTAAAAGCTCTGAAACTAGAGGCGGAAGCTCTGGAGATGCTTCAGACAGTAACACGACAAAGCCACTTAGCTCGAAAGGATCTGGCAGAAGCTCTGAAGTACATGGAGACAGCAGAAGTACACCTCAACAAGTCTCGTCAAATCCAAGTGGAAGTGAAAAAGGACCTGGAGATCGTGCTTCCGAATCGGATGACAGAGACCAAGAAATTGAACGATTGAAGACGACTATCCTGCGTCAAAGAGTTCAGATCTCCCGGCTGCAAGCACAGCAGAGACTCGGGAAACGGTAGCCCTGCGACAGTTATAGTCCTCCCCACCATACGGGGAGGGCTATTTCTGTTTAGTTAACTTTTTAAGAATGGGTTAATAATTAACCAATGCTATGCACAAAAAATCAAACTTTCCTGTGATGGAAGGTAACTTTTCAAAGGTTGATCAGTACCTCATCAATAACTTATGGTGGTTTAATAGAAAAACGGTAGACAAATTTCGTGACGATCTTCCTATTTACACTATTCGTATATCTTCATGTAAGCTACGATATAGTTTCGGGTCAGCTGTTATGAAGGAAGTTGGGATCAAGGATGTGTTGCTTCTACTTGATGCTACTATTCTCACAGTTGATGGACTTGATCCTATTCAGTTAAAGGGAGCGGAGAATGGTCTTGGTTGGAGGTTTACCTTTCAGATTATCTTTCCTGAGCCATGATGACAGAAGAACAAATTCTTGAGATAGCTAATAAAAAAGGTAAACTATAATGGACAACACCACCGAACAGATTATCCTCAATGCGCAGTCTCGTTTGCGTTTAAGCATAGAGGCTCTTGAAAAACGATGTGACAGGCAGGATGCTGTCATTCGTGAGCTTGTAAAGAAGGTTCAGGAATCCAACATCATGGCTGAACTTTCAGATGATGATGACATTGCCCATAAGCTCGATTTGCTTGGCGACAACAACAAATGGAATGACGAGGTTCCGGTATGAGTATATTGAATAGTAACGAGCAGTTGTTTGGTTCAACTCCTATCAAGCCTCGTGAGACATGGGGAGTTCTGGATTCAAGTAAGATTCAGAGTTTCCAGAGTTGTCCACGAGACTTCTTCTACAGCCATATTCTTGGCTGGAGATCAGAGGGTAATTCCATCCACCTCGCTTTTGGTAGTGCGTGGCATGAAGCAATGGAAATTATCCTAACAGAGGGTTGGGAGCTTGATATTATACAGAAAGCGTACTACAGATTCGTGGAGATCATTGTAGAGGAAATGGAGCTGAGTCCTGAACAACTCAATTCTTTTCATGACGCTAAGAATCCTGCCAATGCTCTTCGTGGCCTGGTTGAATACACTAACCTGTACAAGGACAATCCAGCCGATACCCTGTTCGTGGAGATAGCCGGAACTGCTCCTATCGCTGATGATAGAGTCATCCATGTTAAGCTCGACAGCGTTCGTCGGCACAACGCAGGACATTCTAACTCCGGTCAGATCTATTCCCTCGAGCATAAAACAACTGGCCGTAGAACAAGTGCTTGGGAAGAGCAGTGGCATTATATGTTCCAGATCGGAGCATACAATCATTTCCTCCACTGCATTTTTGGAGAGAATGAGCGCATCGACGGTGTGACTATCAACGGTAGCGTTTGGCGGAAGGCTAGTCGTGATTTCGTACGTTTCCCTGTCAGCCCTAGTCTTGACATGTGGGAGCTATGGGTTAACGAGGCTAACCATTGGTGGGATCAGATTGAGTGGAACATGAAGCTCCTGCATGATACGAAAGAAAGTGATCGAGTAATGGTAGCTTTCCCTCGTAACAGTGCGAGCTGTAGTAAGTTTGGCTGTCGTCATCCTCATCTGTGCAGTGTGCAGGCTAATCCGTTGAAGCGTTGTCACCAGCCACCACTTGGCTACGTGCAAGAGTTTTGGGACCCTCGTAGACGGGCCGAAGAAGCGAAGTACATTGTCAAGCCAGATGGTAGCAGGGCTACTATGGAAGCTAACCCAGTGTCACCAAAGAATAAACCAGCCAATGACAGCGAGGTAAGCAACAATGGGTGAGATAGCAGACGCAATGATAAATGGAGAAGACTGCCAGCTGTGTGGTCAACACCTATCCATCCAATTCTAGTCATGATTTTGTAGGCTGGGAGGAAAAAAATAATGTCTGAGTTTTACAAAGACACCCTCATCGAGAAAGTCCCTAATATCTATCGTAAAAAAGATGGTTGGGTAGTGAGAGTAGAAAGGAATCGTGTAGTTAAATATGGTTCTGCTCGTGATAAAGATTACCATAACTCAAAACTTCTATCCTTTGGTAGAGCGGCGCGTATAAAGGAGCGATTAATAAAAGAGATGGGCGAATCACAGAAATCTGTTGATCCAATTCATACATTGAAAGCTAGATTGATGCAGCAAAGAAGCGTGAGTATTACTGGGGTACATGGGATTGGCTTTATATTAGCTAAAGGTAAAACCAAACTTGAGCCTAGGATACTTGTAACCTATTATGTCAACGGTAAGAGGAGACAAAAGTCATACAGCATAAATAAGTGGGGATTTAATCTTTCTTTAGTCTGGGCCTGTAAAGATAATATGGATAATAGAAGAAACGGTTTTGCAGCTAAAAATAAAGACCTTATCTTATACAATCCTCATCAATCTGCTGAGTCTATGTATAACGTAGCTAAACGAAACCTCTCCTGCCATCTACGTAGTATTGGAGAATCGTGGGTATTGAAGTGTAAGGCTCGACTGTAACGTCCCATATTTGCCGTGTACGGCGTCCAAATTGAACCCACACCGATACCCGTATAACGGGATTCATGTCCGTACAACGAACGTCAGGCATCAATCCCGGCCCCTATCACATTTTCCTCCATCCCGTCCCGATGAAAACAACTCAACCATTAGCGGTGTCATATGCAGGTGTGCAATGCCACTTCACACATATGAACCAGATAAAGCTAACTACGGGCTGTTGTATGCTAATAAGGCATTGAATAAAGTATCCGGCTTTGTGTTCCGTTTAGGTGTAGGAGTTGGTCAAGGCAAATGGGCTGAAATTATCGCCAACACTTCTAACAACAGCGGAATGAAGAGGTTGGTGGAAGTAGAAGAGCCTACAGATACAAGTATACAAATTATTAGCCTTGACAGTCATATCACTGTACTATCTGTCAATGGACCTGTTGGGTTAATCAAGATAGATGTTGAAGGTAATGAGGTTGACGTAATTCTTGGAGCTAAAAAACTTATATCTACACAGCGCCCAGTGATCGCTATTGAAACTGATAAACCTAATATAGTTCAAGAACTTCTTCCAAGTGGTTACATTAGACAAAAGACCAAGAATGCTACGGATACATACATATTCTGGCCACTCCCATTGATATAAGAAATTGGGAATAAAGTCTGTTGACATTGACCCAAATGGTACCGTATATTAAGACAACAATCCAACCAAACCTATGCCCGAACAACCTAATCAGGCTATCGCACCTGTAGATCCGAAGCTCGCAGCTACTGCTGAGCAATTTCGGAAAATGCGAGAGAAGTACCAGAGCGACCCTAAGACCAATACCTTCAACGCCCTGATCTGTGGCGAAATGGGTACGGGCAAAACACATCTCCTCAAGACCGCTCGTCTACCTGTCCTTGTCCATATGTTTGATCCAGGTGGAGAGAATACTCTCCGTGATGAGATCCAAGCTGGCAAGGTAGTTGTAGAGAAATTCGCACCGGACAATCCTCACAAGCCCTGGGCCTTCGATCAATGGCGCAGACGTTTTGATGAGCTTGATAGACAGAATTTCTTCGAGAACTTCGGAACGTTCGCTCTCGACAGCTCAACCATATGGGCTGAAACAATCCTCAACTACTTCGTGGCTAAGCGTAACCCAGGTGGTGTGCCTGATGGTAAGCTCGATTACATGCCACAGAAGAATGAAATCAGAAACTGGATCGACCGTATCCTTTCTCTCCCCTGCGACGTGATTGTTACAGGACACTTGGAGGCTACGGAAGATCAAGTAACAGGGCGAGTAACTTACCGATATGCTACTACCGGCAAGGGTTCGCTCATGATTCCAGCAAAGTTTGATGAAGTATATGTTGCTCTTGCTGACGATTCAGCGAAGGGAGTTAACTATAAACTTCAAACTGCTGGAGCTGGACGTTATGCAGCTCGCTCTCGTCTGGCACAGGGAGGCAAGCTTGATCAGTTTGAAGCTCCCGATCTCAAGGCTCTCCTGAAGAAAGTCGGCTACTCAACCGAAGATAAGCCTCTGTTCCTTTGAGCCAAAGGATAGGTTATTTATTAACCCATTCTCATTTCTAACCTAGGAAAGAACAACCAATGGACAACAATCCTACTTACGACGACGGGCAAATGTCTGTCGATTACGACACCACCGATGCTGTTGAAATGTCAGCAGTTGTGGAGGGTGAGTACAAACTTTCTGTCATTAAGGCAGAATGGAAGCACCCCAAGCCGGAATCGGATAAGGAATGGGTCGGCATCCAGATGATGCTTGACATTCCTGACGAGATCTCTGCTGATTTCTTCAGCCACCTGCACTTCTTGCCTCACAAGAGTCAGGAGCCGAAGAACTACCAGCGGGCGCTTGGCGACCTCAAGGTGTTCAAGGAAGCCTTTGGCTTCGCACCGGATGAGCCGTTTACTCCTGACCAGCTCGTTGGCCGGGAAGCATGGGCTTACTTGACGGTACGCGACGATCCTCAGTACGGTCGTAGCAATCAGGTCAAGAAGTGGATTACTGGTCCTCAGTAAGCTATGAGCGGTTTCCCTGTTCCGTACAAAAACAGGGGATATTGCGGGGTAGAGCAGTCTGGCAGCTCGTTTGGCTCATATCCAAAAGGTCGCTGGTTCAAATCCAGCCCCCGCAACAAATGCTTGCGCAGAGCATGTTTATGACCACGAAGGCCAAGTGGTAACTGCGCGTGAACCAGTTAGCTTAATGGTAGAGCAGGGCTATAAACCCGTTGTGTAGGTTCGACTCCTATCTTGGTTCCTATAAATATGTCTCTATTTTTTACGACACGCTCAGAATGATCAAATAGCACACCTCATGCGGATAGTGATTAAGTTTTCTAAGGAAAGCCGAGAAATGGTAGAGGTCTGGAGGAAAGGGAAGCTCTTCACGGTTCTTCCCTTTACCTTCTTTGTGGATGAACATGAAGATCCGGCCAATCAGCTCATTCGTAAGCTTGCAGAAGGTAAGACAATTCATATGGAGTTGCATTATCAATCAGAGCTTCCTACGAAAATAGAACATGAACTTTGATGATATATTAGGGTTTCATAAACCTAAACCTCCAAAGGGGAAAGACCCCAAGTTCATAGAGTATTGGATGACCATACCTTTTATACAATACTCAGCCAACGTTCCGATAGTAAATAGGTACCATCCTACTTGGCTCTGTTACCCTTGGATACAAGAAGGAATACAAACATTACTCAGTTTATCAGATGGATTCAAAACCAAAGTATCAGAGGAAGCTTTCGCAACGGCTGTCCGAGAGACAGTACGAAGCGTTGAGGAAACATATACCTAATCAGCTTCGTCAGCGTATTATTGATAAGCTTCTTGACGGACTAATTGACTTGTATGAAAGCCCACAGGGAGAGTTTGTGAACTCCGCTATCCTCAGCGGTCACCTGACAGTAACGGATCTACTTGATCGTAACAAGGAGAAAAAACATGACTGAGTTTGATGACAGTGTTCGATTAGGTTCGTTGCGTAAAAACATGTCTGAGATGAGCGATGATGAGCTTCGTGCTCTCATAGGTGAGTCTCGAAACAATCGTGTGCCTAAGCCAAAGGCAAAGCGTGTAAAGGCTAAGGCAGATACAAAGGCAAAAGCGAAAGCGAAAAAAGCTGCGCCCAACCTTCTATCCTCTGATTCTCTCGAATCCATGAGTCCAGAAATGGCAGCAATGCTACTCAAACAATTAGGCGACAATGGCTGAACGCAAAATACAATATCGTCTCGAGGACGTAAACATACACGATATAGATCCTGGTGTACGTGTTCGCAAGGACATGGGAAACATTGATAGCCTTGCAGCTAACATACATCAGTTTGGTCTACATCATCCTATCCTTGTTGTAGATAAAGAATGCTTACCAGAAAAGCATGAGGCGAGAACAGATGCTCGCCCATTCCTACTGGTCGCTGGTGAGCGTAGATTTCGTGCCTGTGAATCTCTTAAGCATGATAAGATTGCTGCGAAAGTAACAGAACATCTCCTTGATGAGTGGGAGATTCGTGTTATCGAGCTGGACGAGAACCTTCGCCGGAAAGAAATGACTCCGGTTGAAGAGGCCCTCGCCAAGAAGCACATCCACGATCTATACGTGGAACGGTATGGTAAGGCCAGTCCAGGTACTGGAGGTGGCGGACATAGCGTAAAGGACACAGCCGAAATTCTTGGCGAGTCTCGTGCTAACGTTTCCCATGATCTCAAGATCGCAGAATACTCAAATATTATTCCTGAGTTAAAGGATGCGAAAACGAAGAGCGAAGCTCGTAAGCTCATTTCTCAGCTTGAACAGAAAGTTGCTCGCGAGGAGCTTGCCAAACGTGCGAAAGCTAAGGCTGAAGCTAAGGGTGCACAGCGTACAGAAACGAGGAAAGAACTCCTCTTCAAACGTTACGTAACCTGTGACTATTTCGACGGTTTGAAAAAGCTGCAGGACCGTAGTGTAGATTTCATGGAACTCGATCCAGACTGGGGAATCATGTTCAAAGAACGTGTCCTATCTCGTGGGTCCCTCACTGCTGCTGAGTATGATACTCTCCAGCCAGAGGATTATGTCGAGGGTATTAATGAAATCATGAAGGCAGCGTACGATGTTCTTAAAGATAATAGTTGGATCATTGTTTGGTATTCTCTTGAAGAGTGGCATAAAGAAACAAGGGAAGCAATTGAGGCAGCTGGCTTTACAGTGTGTGCTATGCCAGCGTTCTGGATTCATACTAGTAACTTCACTGCGACGCCAGCTTATAGACTTGGGCAACGGACAGAGTCTTTCTTTTACGCTCGGAAGGGATCTCCCAGAATTGGTGCAATGGGACACCCTAACACCTTCACAGCGAGGACACTCAACCAGAACGAACGCGATCATCCAGCAGAAAAGCCCATTGAGTTATACGAGGATATTATCAAATGTTTTCTTGGCGACACGAAAGGAAAACTCTGTGTTACGGGATTTGCCGGAAGCGGAAATTTCCTACTTGCCGCCGATAACCTTGAGCACAACTGCATCGGATTCGACACCTCGAAAGCATACCAAGATAACTTTGTTCTCAAAGTAAACAAAGGTAATCCCGGTCAATTCAAATCTTACATCTCATGATATATTTAGCTTCCCCATACAGCGATAAGGATAAGAGGGTAGTTGTTTCCAGATACAATGAGGTGCTTGAGTTCTGTGCGAATAGGATAAAGGAAGGACATATTGTGTTCAGTCCTATCGTACACTGTCATGTAATGGCTCAGCGTTTCGAGATGCCTGGAAATCATTTATTCTGGTGGAAGTATGATACCAGTATGATTGATATTGCTGATGAGGTATGGATTCTTTGTCTACCGTACTGGCAAATGTCTATTGGTGTTGGAAAGGAGATAGCTTATGCCGAAAAGATAGGAAAGAAGGTACGCTATTTTAACCCTCTTGGAGCTGAAATATCATGAGCTATGTACGAGCAACAGGGCCTCGCAACGCTAAGATAGTTTTCGTTGGTGACAATGCTTCCATTGAAGATGGTAAATCTGGTAAACCCTTCTCTGGCAGGAATGGTAAAATGTTTACGCATTTGCTGGCGCAAGCTGGCTTGTTGCGAGAGATATGTTACCTAACCAACGTTATTAAAGAATCCTGCACCTACAATAACGTAGGTAATTTTATTGATCTGAGCAAAAAAATCCCTGTCGTTAGTGATGAGGGGTATAACTACATTCAGATCCTCCAACAGGAGTTAATGGACCTCAGGCCCAACGTTGTTGTGGCTGTTGGTAATGTAGCACTCTGGGCACTCACTGGTGAACGTGGAATAAGCAAATGGCGGAATAGTGTTCTTGAGGGATTTAATGGTATGAAAGTTATTCCTATTCTCCCTCCAGGTTTCGCTATGAATGATTATGTTGCACGCCACCTAATCTACCATGATCTGCAAACAGTAGCACTTCATCAAAATGATCCTACTGTTCCAAAGGATGAAAGGGAGTATATCATATTTCCGGGCTATGCGCAAACACTTGAATTCCTCGACGAATGTTTGAATCATGAGCATATAGCTTTCGACATTGAAGTTGGTGGCGATGATGATGGGAGGGAGGTATCCTGTATAAGTTTTGCTTATAACAACAAGCGCGTTATAAGTATACCATTTTCCAATGGACCTGATCCATATTTCTTACCTCCACAAGAAATAGAAGTATGGTTACGGATTGAGCAGTTGCTTGAAAGTTCTAAGGTTATAAAGATAGCTCAAAATGCTTCATTTGACGTAACCTTCCTTTACCGTAAGTATGGAATCAGGACAAAAAATATCCGTGATACTATGATCGCGGAAGGTATTATTCATCCTGACTTTAAAAAGGGTCTTGGTGCTATCACAGCATGGTACACCACTATGCCGTACTATAAGGATGAGGGTAAGACCGGCTTCAAGAGTCAGTATAATGAGGGATTCTTCCTCTACAACGCGAAGGATAGTATTGTCCTAATGGAAGCATATCCTCGCATGGTTGCTGAGCTGAAAAAGTTAGGAAATTATGACACGTTCTTAAGCCAGTGCGAACTCATTGAACCCCTTACCTACATGAGTGAGCGTGGCTTTCGCGTTGACAAAGAAGGTATGGAGAAAAAGAGCAGAGAGCTTGGATTATCCATTGAGGAGGATCGGTTAAAGATTCAAGCTCTTGCTGGTTACGACATTAATCCTGCTAGTCCAGCACAACTTATTGAATATTTTTATGAGGAGAAAGGATATCCGGTCTATAAGAACAGAAAAACAGGCCGACCCACAACAGATGAAATGGCCCTCAAACGTTTGTCTCGTAAAGGTGCAAAGGAAGCGTCACTTATCCTCGACATGAGGGAAAAGGCCAAGCTCAAGTCTACATACCTCGATGTAAAGCTTGGCAATGATGATAGGTTACGTGGTAGCTTCAATCCAATCGGAACAAGCACACTTCGTCTATCCTCCAGTTCAGACATATTCGGTGTAGGAACCAACCTTCAAAACCTGCCACCAAGGATGAAAGCCAACATCTTACCAGATGAAGGCTATGTCATGTTCGAGATTGACCTTGCACAGGCAGAAAATCGTGTGGTTGCATACATAGCACCAGAGCCAAAGATGATGGCAGCTTTCGAACAGGGTCTTGATATTCATAGCCAAACAGCCGGTATGATGTTTGATATGGATATTAATACTGTCATCCGGCTGAATAAAGAGTACAGTCTAGCAGGCTCCCCATCTATTCCCGAGTACTGTCCTCCCATTGGGCAAGGTAATAAGCCATTTCGTTATTGGGGGAAGCAAGCGAATCATGCCCTCAACTACGGCCTTGGCCCAAACAGTGCGGCACTTCGATGGGAGATTCCTCAGAATGATGCCAAGTTTATCTACGAACGATATCATACTGTCTATCCAGGTGTTCGTCAGATGCACAGATGGATTGAACATGACCTCCGAACTAAGCGTTGTGTGACTAACCTTTTCGGTTTCAGCAGATATTTTCTAGGACGTTGGGAGGATATAGTTAAACAAGCTTACGCTTTCGTAGCACAGTCAACCATAGGCGAAGTCCTCAATCGTCGTGGAGTTAAGTATATCTATTACCGCACTGACCTCTTTCCTGAAGTACAACTCCTCAATCAGATCCATGACAGTGTTGTATTTCAGATCCCTCTTGAGGTCGGATGGGACAGGATCAATCGTATCATCAACCTCATCATAGCTAATCTACAAAACCCTCTTGAGTTTCGTGGTAGGATATTTAGCACACCAGCCGATGTAAAAGTCATAGGTGGTAGTATGACTGATGGTGTAGAAGTTAAACAAGTCAACCCAGCCTCTCTCCAAAAAGCATGGGAAGAATCGGTTAATAATTAACCTATCCTTATAAAACAACTAATGGCTAAGCGAGGAGATTGGCTCAAACTTTATCTCGAATACGTCGAGAACACTGAACCACCTATCTTATACAAAGAATGGGTAGCTATCTCTGCAATAGCTTCAGTGTTGAAACGTAAGACCTGGCTTGATTGGGGACTAGATTCTCGTATATTTCCCAACATGTACATAGTCTTAGTCGGACCTCCTGGTCGCTGTAGAAAGGGTACAGCTATGGCACCAGCAGCTTTACTGATTCGTAAGATAGGTGTGAAAATGTCTGCCAGTTCTATCACACGTGAGGCACTTATCAAAGAACTGGAGGAGTCGTCTGCTCTTGATGATATAAACGGAGATATAGTAGTTCATTCTTCCCTCACAGTTAACAGTCCAGAGCTTACCGTTTTCCTGGGACAGGATAATAAGGAAATGCTCATGACCTTAACTGACTGGTACGACTGCGCAGGTGAATGGGAGTATAGAACAAAAACTCAGGGTACTAACACAGTCACTGGAGTTTGGGTCAACCTCCTCGGAGCCACTACGCCACATCTTATTCAGAATGCACTTCCTCTTGATGCAGTAGGTGGAGGTTTAGCTAGCCGTATGGTGTTTGTTTATGAGGATCGTATTGGCAAACGAGTCCCTGCACCATTCCTCACACAGTTACAAAAAGATCAAGCAGAACAACTGTTGAATGAGTTAACAGATATTAGTAAGTTGAATGGTGCTTTCCAACTCACTGCAGATGCTATGGATGCTTGGGTAGATTGGTACATGAACATGGAGAAAACTAATCCAAAAATGCCTCCGACATTTGAGGGTTATCTCAATCGCCGTCAGACGCACCTGCGTAAGCTCCTTATGATCCTGAGTGCAAGTAGATCCAACGACATGATTATCAATGTAGATGATTTCACTCGTGCTCTCGATCTACTACAACGGACAGAACGTAAGATGCCACGTACCTTTGCTGGCATGGGTAGTAGTCGGAATAGTCAGACCATTACTATCCTCCACGAATACATATCAGAAAAAGGTCGTGTTACTATTAAGGAACTCTACAGTGACCTATACGGACACGTTGAATCACCTCAACAATTCCAGCAACTTCTCAGTATGCTGATCACACAGGGTTTCTGTAAAACAGAGAAAGCTGGCAATGACACGTTCATCGTCTATCAGAAGAACAACAAGCTCAATACGCAGTACGGACAACAGCCCTAGCATCTTTCCCACAACGTCTAGCATGAACAGTAACAAGAACAAAATCATCATCGGTGTAGCAACTGTTTACACTCGCAGAAAATTCTTCACACAGAAAGTGCTTCCTGGACTTGTTGAAGCATCTGCTCTTGTCCATGTGTTTAGAGACTTTGACGCTTCTGTAACAGTGCTGCCGGACACTAACAAAGGAGTACAGTATTATACAGCTACTGAATTTTCTCGTAATCTTGGAGACAGCGGAAAATTCCTTGGTTACGAAAGTGAGCTGTTTGACGGAACAGATGAGTTCTATTACTTCTCATGTGACGATGACCTCATCTACGCTCCAGAGTATTTTGATTACATGATCGCAGCCATTGAACGCTTCGATAGGAAGGCTGTAGTATCACTGCACGGAAACACCTTTCATAAATTCCCTATCAATAGCTATTATGGAGATAAGAAAGGTTATAGTTGTTTACGTCCGAACAGGGTTGATCGCCGTGTTCTATTCCCTGGTACAGGAGTTATGGCCTTTCACAGCTCTCTCATCAGAGATTTTATCCTCGCAGACCTGATGCCAGTGCCTAATATGGCAGATATATGGATGGGACTGGAGCTACAAAAAAGGAAAATTCCCGCAGTGACAATTAAGCACAACGGGAATCTCCTTACCTACCACGACAAACTACCTGTCCAGCAGACCATCTGGGGTCAAGCCTTCAACAACGACTTTATTCAGACTGCTCTGGTGAATCAGTTTTCCTTGAATCCGGGATTTGCTCTTTACCCTCTTGTCCAGCCTCATAATCCTCAATCGGAATGATAGCGTCATATAAACGCTGAATCTTCGGATCATTCGGATAACGTCTGAGATAGTCTGCGAACAGTGTTTTCGCTTCTCCTAACCTGCCAAGTTTGAGAGCACACTCTCCTGCAGGTCCGCAGATATAAGCATGGTCAAGCTTGTAACTGAACTCCTCGTTGAGGTACTGCTGAAGAGCAAGCGTACTTCCGAGGAAAGTGTATGCTGCAGCCCACTTCTCTAACAGCATATACGACATACCCATGAAGAGGAAACTCATAGCCTCTTCTGGTTTGAGTTCAAGCATAGCTTTCGCATACTTGAGACCCTCAACGTATAGCTGCATGGTGTAACAAGAATGTGCAGCAATGATAAGAGCTGAGTAGCCATTCTGACTTGTGAGCTTATCCAAGTCAGTAACACGTATCCAAGCCAAACAAGTATCATACTCCTTCATCATGAAGTAAGCATTGGCTACTTGAAAGTTGTAGTACTCAGCTCGATCAATGTGGCCTGCTTCTCTGTTTGCAATGACCTCATCCTTCATGGCTTGCACACGCTTGCTATACTTCTCCTTCAATTCTTCCGGAGACAGGTTATAGCCATGATGCCGAAACTCAAGAGGTACTTTGATTATTTTCGCATCCTTACCATCGAGAGGGTTTTGCTTGATTGGTTCAGCGATTTGGTTATGTACCTTACCAATGTAGCGAAACTCTGGACAGCTACGAAACAAGCGTATCTGCCAAATAACATCTCCTTCTAGAAGTTGATTCTGCGGAAGAAGATTGTTAATACGGACAGTAACTGCGTCCGCTTTGTTCTGCTCAATTTCTGTCTGCGCAACACCGAGGAGCTCAGGGTTTGTAATCTCCTCATCGGCGTCGAGTATAAGGATCGTATCATTTGTAGCTAGATCTATTGACCTATTACGAGCATGGGAAAAACCCTCCCATTCAATGCACTCAAGCACTGTAGCGTACTCAGTAGCAATTTCAATCGTTCCATCAGTAGACCCGGTGTCTACAATAATGATTTCATCAACGTGATCTTTCACGCTCTCCAAACAATTGCGAAGATGTTTTTCTTCATCCTTCACAATCATACATATTGAGATACCCATAACAGCCCTGTTTGTTTCTCGTTAAAGTAAGAAAAAATTTCGTGAAAAGCAAGTGCCTGCACACTTATAATTACTACGAAAGGATAGGTTAATTATTAACCAATTCTAATAAAAAGTACCGGAGACCCTCACCATCAATCAGCAGTCGGAGTGGGCATGAAAGATGGACAGGGCTGAGAGCCTCCGGATTTTAATAGTCAAACTCGATCCAGTCCCTTGCTCCGAGTTCTACTTGATTTGTTCTGTCCTTAGTAACACCAGCCTCTTTAAAGATTCCTTCAATGGTAGATGGTTCAAGACCTAACCGATAAGCACCTTCATAGGTTCGACGCATTTTTTCAAATGCTCGTCCATAAGAATCATTAGCAGCTCTATCTGCTTTGTACAAATCCCTCAGCGTTGAACGTGGATCACCTTTCGCTTTGTTAAAAATGGTGCGAGCATCACGTACCTCTTTTTCAAATTCAATAGCACGGAAACGAAGTGAGATAGGAACATTGAGTTCATTAGTCCTGAACCCAAAGAATGATGCGAGAACTTCTGATTCCAGATCAAGCTGTTTTCCACTACGTTCTGGTCTACCAACTGCACTACGATAAAGACGCTGTGTAGAATTGATTACACCAGGCTCTAGGCCATTCCACATGTGAGCAGTAATAGTCGCAGCTTGTTCACCTAGACTTTGTCCGGGATTGTAGACTGGTCCTCCAAATGGTATGCGTTTATTACTCGCTACCTCCCTAACTTTCTGCAGCATGATTTCTTCACTAAAGAAACGTGAACCAAGCTGTTTCCAGGCTTCCAGATAAGTTGGAATAAACTCCTCCTCTTTACCGAGGATAAGAGCATTGATCGGATCAGATAACAATGAGTAAGGATTGTATTGAGATGGATTAATATACCGTCTACGAAGCTTGTCATCGTTGAGATATATGAGAGGAGAGTTAGCATCCCACGGTGGAGTGAATTGCTTAATATCTTTATCCTCTTCTTCATCCGTGCCGGTGAGGAACATACCAACACCAGCAGCAATAGTATTAACAGCTATCATAGCCGTTACGCCAGCCATACGACGCCAACCAATCTTTCTCAACTTCGGATTGTCAGAAGCGATTTCAAGTTTAGCTCGCTCGATAGTATTGAAGGTAGTCCGTATAACCTCTGATTGGAAGGATACGAATGTACCAAAAAGAGGAAACTTTGAAAGATTCCTAATCCTAGCTGGCACACGACTATAATCCTGATAAACTCCCTTAATAACCTCTGCTGCTTCAGCTTCAATATCTTCTCGTGTCCGACCACTACCCTCATACGCGTCTTGCAAACGAGCATTCTCTGCCTCGAACATAAGGATACGAAGGGCTACATCCTCTGCGCGATAGATGTCAGCCATTTTCTCCGAACCGTAACGAAGCTTGGAAAAAATTGATCCAGGCTTTGTAAGTACGTGGTTGAAGCTATCTAGGAACTGATCGTTAGATCCTTTTGATCCGGTAATGGTAGCATTAATCACTCCCTGAAGTTCACCAGCTTTTGCTCCCTCAACATCGAGGCCAAGTTCAGCATAGCGTCGCATCTTTGCAGCAAACTTAGCTGGCGTCTTATTTGCTGATACAACCCAGAATGCTTTAAGGGCATCCTTCATATGCTGCTTCGTCACATTATGCCCATTGGCAAGCATGAAAAATCCACCACCAGCAATATTGCGTACATGAGTAATCTGATTCAACACAGTCTTACTATACTTTGCAATACTATTTATACCAATAGCCCATTGCGCTAATCCACCATAGGTATCAGCATCACGGTAGCTCTCACGGAATGCTTCCGCAATTTCTGGATGAGTGTAAAGGCCAGCCAATGCACCGAAACTCTCATTGTTCGTAGCAGAGATTCTCTGCGTGAAGCCGAATGGAGCATCCTTCACATCATCAAAGAAATAGATGCCCTTATATTGCTCTGCTACTTCTCGCAGATGCAATCCGTTATGTACAATGTTAGCAACCTTTCCTAGCGTCCGTACATAGTTCGCTAATGGATTCGTATATTCTCCCATAAGGGCACGAATCTCAGGTGCAATATCACCACGCTTTTTCAGTGGACTAGTATCCACACGACCAAGCTTTTCTCCAGCAATAATAGCAAACTCAGAATTACTCGTATTACCGAGAATGTCTTGGATGAGGTTGTTAATTGCTGTATCACTCAACTCCGTACCAGCAGCTTTATACTGATCTCGAATAAAGTCATAGGCTTTAATCATTACATCTTCAGGAACATTACGTGCCCACTTAGGATCCTCATTCTTTTTATAAGCACGATGCAAGTAAGTTCCAATGTTCTTGCTAATCGCTAGCTCAAGAGGACCCTCTGCCAAACCTTCCCGAACGAGTGTACGAGATAGTTTGTCGATGTGCAGACGTGCTGCTGTTAACGCACCCCATAGCTCGTCGTTAATAAGCTCAGCCGTAATCCCAACTTTCTGTGTTTGTCCGGCTACTGGAGGAAGCATCCTTACTCCATCAAAGTAGGGTTCTCTAGGACCAGCCCGTAAAGCAGGTACATTTTGCATACGCTCAGCATTTCCGCGAAGCACATGATCCATAGCTTCCCAGACAATATCTGGAATACGACCAATCTCGTCAGTAGCAAAGAATCGCTTAATATCAATTCCACTATCCTTTCCAAGATGCTGAATGCGAAGAGCATTGATAATGTTCTCAAGATTCTGATTAACAGTAACAACCTCTTTCGCCAATTGTCCTTGACGAGTGCGATCCTTTTTCAAAATACTTTTAGGTGCACCTAACCGAAGATCAAGCCAACGCATAATCTTCTGTCGCCAAGTACCAATGCCTTGATCCTGGGATAAGTCTAACGTAGGATCGTCGGGTGAAACGTCGGACGGTTCTGACGGTGGCAATTGTTTGCGCGTGAACCCGCCAAACTCGGTCCCAGATGTGTTTTGTCGGGGTGGTGGGGGCATAGTGCCCGTTCCATCGTCGGTCGTTTCAGGGGTCGTTACGTTGCGTTGCACTCCAGTATTTTGAGTAGCAGGTAGATTATTTCTAACCGCAGGAAGGTTGCGTCCTTCTGCATTATCTGTTGGAGGAGGTGTTGGTGTATCTGGAGCAGCTTGTCCCTCAACTTCAAACTTACTGTAGTTTGGAGGAATAGTTTTGTACTTTGATCCCTCAGGGATTATGATAAAGATTGGCTGACCATTATCCGTCTCATTAAAAACAGTACCACCACTTGATGATTGATATGCCTCATCATTTTTGTATACAGCAAAACCACGACGAGCAAATGCTTCATATATACGCTGAGCGTGTTCACTAACAGTCGTGTCACTGGCGAGGTTTTTACCTTCTGATGAAGCCTGTTCAAGCATAGCTTGATATGCAACAAAGCCAAGACCTGTTCCGCGAATCTTGTCCTCAAGATGCGAAGTCCTTATTTGTAGATAATCTACTTCTATGTTACTAGCATATAAATCACCAAGTACCTCATCGGCACTGTTAAGATAACCTAATCTAATATAGTCACCAAAATTAATAATCTCTGCTTTAACATCAGTAGGGTTATACAAACCTTCAGCCACATTCAAACCGAACGCTTCCATAAGCTCAGTGTTCGGCAACCGAAGCTTACCTGTGGCCACAGCATGTTCTAGATACTTTGCATAGGTATCTTGCAGATCACTCATTGGCTCCAGACCAAACCAAGTAAGTGCATCTCGCATCAATCCAGCATCATCAGTAGATACAACAAAGATAACAGTACCATTAATCCCATCAGCAGTAATACTCTCTCCATCATTAAAGATATTAATAGCAAACTGTGGATTATCCGTGTTGTTGAAAACAGCAACAGGACTATCCGGCACTCCTATATTCTGTGGCATGAAGTCTATGAAGCCAGGAGCAGTAAATGCCTCTTCATAGGTTGCTTGCGCAGGACCACGAACTTCTGTTAGCTGTTCATTAAGCTGTGCAGCATTCTCTTCTGCATCTGGACTCAGACTAGGTTCATCCAATCTGGCTGTTAATCCAGTGTAACCAAGCTTCTCAAGCATATCACGAAGTTCAGCCTCCGTGTTATCTCCTTCTGGTAACCTACCACGCAGACCACGAATACGCTCAACAGCAATGGTTGCAGCTTTCAGTGTACCTGGATCATTGATTTGCTCCTCAGTAATAGGAGCATCTTTGAACGTTTGAACAAACTCATTAACAGGCTCAGCTTGAGCTTTTGCCTGAAACTTATCTACATACTTACGAGCTTCTTCAAGCGAAGAAATAAGTTTCGGATCTTCAGTCGCTTTAATCCTATCATTAATGGCACCGAGAGTAGCATTAGACGCACCACCAAGGATACCTCCAATTAAAGCACTCTCAACCACATCATCCATATACTTTCTGGAAGCATCATACATATCCTTCGCAACAATGTTGCTCATGTATGTCTGCGTTCCTTCCTGTATGAACTCCTCCAAACTACCAGCAGCAATACGACCAACAGCTTTTTTAAATGAACCACCTGTAACCTCGTCCAATCGACGAAGTGTGCGGCCTACAGGAATTGCGTCCGTAGCACCAATTGGGAGGTTCAACAAGAAGGTATTAAACGCTGTATCCTCATCACCAGTAGCTTGAAGAGCAGCATCAAATTCACTCGCTGCTTGTGTCAATGCACCCTGACCAAGAGCCAATGCAGGTCCGGCATAGGGTATAGCTGCCACACCAATGGTACCAGCAAGCTGACCACCACCAGTGAGTAGTTTCATCAGGAACTCATCCTGGAACTCAGGGTTTGTAGGAAACACTTCATCCAGACCACGACCAAGCTGTTCGCCAAATTGATACACCTTACTATCCTCTATCGAGGTGAAGGAATCAATTTCCTCTTGTGGGATTTGATTAACCTTAGCCAATCCCTCCACACTCTGATCGAGTAAGATAGCTGCTGATTTCGGAAGTTGTTCTGCGAAAGGACGAAGAAAACCTTTGGCCGCTGAACTAAAGCCACTAAAAAACCTACCAACATCACTGTTATCTTCCTGGGGCTGCGTAGGAGTTGTGGGACCTCCATCCAGGAATTTAACAGTGCTGTCAGTAGGCTGTGGTGCAGGTTCGTCAAGAAACCGTACAGTTGACTGAGTGCTCTTTTCAAGCTCCTCGTCGAGAAAACGTACCTTACCTACATCAGTTGTAGACTGAGATACAGTTGGTGCTTCATCGAGAAAACGTACAGGCATTAGTCAATGATAGCCATACGACCATTAATAGATACAAGACCCTTCTTACCACTGGCTTGCGCTTCTTCTACGCTCTTAAAAGAAGGAGGAGGATTAGGACCGTTGGGCAATTCCTGCACACTCAGTCCAAGCATATCAGC